TTTTTGTCTTTTCACCCTCTCGTTTAATTTCTTCAACATATATGACAGCGCCAACCATCATACCTAAAAATGCTAAAATAAACATTGCAATTTGCATATTTGTGGGTGTCATCTTGTCAATCCTAGCCAATATGCTTTCTGTAAATTCATCCCACTTTTTATCCTGTTCTTTTTGTAATTCTGTAAATTCAGTTCTTATCTCTTTGCGTACAAATTGTTGTGTTTCTTCTGTCATTGTTATGGGGTGTTATTTATTTCTGTTAAAATACATTTCTAAAATGCCTTTATATTTTTCTAATATTTCAGCACCAATAAAAACCATAGTTAAAGCAACCCACGCATCTCCGTCAATACTTTTAAAGATAACCAAAACGCATCCAACAATCCACGCCAAAAATCTACGGCTTGTAATTTTCCTTTGCCAAACGTCTAAAAAACCATCTGAATCAATATCTTTTTTATCAGTAACTTTTACCTCAGTTATGTTTTCCGCTTTTATTGTTGCTGTTTGTTCCATTTTATTTCCATTTATAAATTACATTCAAAAATCCTGAGTTTACAAATCTACCGTCATTGTATAATAGTTGCAAATCTGTCCGTCTGCGTACATTGTATTGATAACCAACACCTATTTTATCAGTTACAAAATATCTTATTTCACCATTAAAGCCATAAGCAAAAGTTGTAAACTTGCCCCTTATAATTTGCACTAATTCAACACCTGCCAATAGCCTAAAATCATTTATAGGCACAATGTAATTACCGTAAACCGAATAACTGAAATAATCAATTTCTTTAAAGTATTCAAACTGCAAGCCTATTTCCCTATGCTCCGTTACATCGCTTATTTTAGCCTGAATATCCAAAGATGGTGCATTTACATCACTACCATTAATAGCGTTGCTTATATCCAACCCAACAGAAACCTGCTGGGCGGATATATTTAGCACGAATAATAATATTAATATATGTTTCATTGTCTGTTAATTGCGCATCCTTTCCACACATTTGAAGCTCCTCTTGTTGACCACGTTGCTCCATAATCTGATGAAACATACATAGTCATCGAAGTTGGATTTGTCATAACCATATATTGTCCACTTCCTGAAATTCCTGAATAAAACCACGTATTTGTAGATACCCCTTTGTCCGCCCATGTTGCTCCATAATCATTTGAAACTCTTATAAATGTATTCCCTCCCATAACAATATGTTGGCCACTATTTGAAATAGCACAAGTGTATAATTGCTGTGAAGTTCCTTTATTCGACCAAGTAATCCCATAATCATTACTATAACTAAGCGTGCTGTTATATGCTACAGCAACCATATATTGCCCGCTTAATGACATAGCACAACTTTGATAATTCTTACTTGTTCCATGTTGCGCCCACGTAACGCCATAATCAGAAGAAACCCAAGGCATCGCATTTAATACAGCTAATTGATATTGCCCTGTATATGATACTTGAACCATTTTAGCTAAAACCGCTAAGTTATTCGTAAAACTAACGCCATAATTATTTGATACATAAACGCCCGCAGTTGTTTTAGTTTGTGATATATATTGCCCGTCAAACGATGACACACCTATTGATGTTATATTAGTAGCAGTTATAGTTGTCCAATTTAATCCCATATCTATTGATGAAATTATATAATTTGAACCACAAGAATACATTTTGTTTCCATCTGATGAAATTTGTGCATTTTTAAAGTCATAACCACTAGCAAATGGTTGAGTTAATGAAAAATTTGCCCCAAAATCAGTTGATTTAAATAAATTACTAACCAATGAAATAGTTGTAAAACTAAATTGTATTTGTCCGTCTGTGTACCCCGTAATTATAGGGTTTTTATAAGAATTTATTAAATACATTTCTTTGTAGTTTGTGAAAATGTTTTGATTCGGTTTTACCATTTTGAAACGTTTTAAATTTTACGCTCCCACCCTGCATCAAGGTTTGGTTCATCCCCTGCCGTAACTTGTGCAATCTTAATCGCTTTTTCTTCTTTGTTTTTCAAAAGCTGAACGTTTAAACCTATCAAATTATTAACGGCAGTTTGTTCTAAAGTTGTCAATGTCATCCCTTTGGTTTTATTCCATAAAGCCGTAAGCATCATTAGCATAGTTTCAATAACATCGGGATTTGTCAAAAACTCGCTTTTAATAGTTATTTCTTCATTTTCTATTGATAATATAATTTCTTCATTTGCTCTTTTTACTACTGCAAATTCAATTAAATACTGATTGAATTGTGGTAAATCAGGATGTGGCGTTGTGGTAACTGTTTGCGTTTCCACTTTCTTAAAAATTCGGCTATCGAACGGTTCAGGTTGAAAAGGCGTGTATTTTTTTAAATACTCCAAATTTGGGTCAGCCCCAATTAACTCACCAAAATCCGCTCTTGGATAAGTCGCATCGTAATTAATAATTTCGCCTGTGTCTTTTTTGATAATGATAAAATCTGCCATTGTTTTTGTTTTTAATTGTTAAATTCTTGTTATGTCTAAATAAATTTTTAAATCCGCTCCTGCTATTGTGCTTCCAACTTGCACTATTTCAGCAGTAATTTTATCTCCTTTTGCAAATGTTAGTACTGATACAACTGGGTCAACGCCTGTTAAACTCGTAAATTCACTTACTTGTATTTGCGCTTGTGTAGATAATACCGTTGTGCCGTTTTTCTTTAAATCAACAACAATACTCGCACCTGTTGGCGCAGTTCCAACGCTCACAAAGAATCCATTTAATGTAAAAGGAAACGTTGCGTAAACTGGTGAAGTATCACCCGCTACCAAATCGGTTGCAACATCTGACATTGCCCACGCATAATCATCATATTTATTTGTTAAATCAGGGAAGTCCGTTACTATATCATCTGTCATTGCAACCGTTCCCGTTTTAGCGGGTAATGTAGCTATATAATCGGTTGCCGAAGCGTTGGCAGTTTCTAAATTTGTAACCCCTGTACTCGAACCTTTAACTGCTAATTTTGTGTTATCAAAAGTCTTTTTGCCAGTTACTGATTGCGCTGTTGCCAATAACATATCTCCCCCTCCAAAACTTGCAATATCGCTTTCTGTGACTATTTTATTCAATGCTGTTACAGGGGTTAAAGCATCGGAATCATCAAATTTTGTAGATAGCCCTGCATTTACTGCATCAACTGTTGTATATTTTGCGCCTGTGCCATCGGTAGCTAAACTGTTTTGTTTATTGGATGTCAACTCATAAATAGTCGTAGTTAAATCTGGTTGCGTAACATTATATTGAAATGCCATTGTGTCAATATACATTTTAGGTTTCTTAATTGACGAAACCATAAAACGAATACCTTTTATATCTGCTACTGGCAAATTAAAAAATGCAATCGGAATCGATACTAATTGCCAAACGTTTAAAACATTTCTATCAAAACCAAATAACCCGTCTTTAACCGCTCTATATGTTCCCGTTGCTATAAAAGAAGTGTCTAAACATTGAAAGAAAAAAGATATATTTCTGTCCAATACTTCGGTAACGTAAACCCTAAAATAAAAAGATGATAATCCAGAAACCGCAATATTTGCATCGTTCTTAAAATCTACATTAAAATATGGGTCAACCCCATCAAAATAGATACTTTTTGTACCGCTAAATGCTACGGTTGTACTATTGAAATTTAAAGCCGTTAAATTCCATCCGTCAACATCAAACTCCCCACCTGCAACCCCTACATTTTCATCAAATACCAATTCATTAGTTACTACAGGGTCAACCGTTGCTAAAGCCGGTACGGTTCTAAATGTCAACTCTCTTTGAGTATTTGAAACTATTGGTTTAACTGGTGTTGCTGACGGCGTGCCTGCTAATACTCCTATAAGTCCGTCAACATCCGCATATATTACGTCAATTCTAGCATTTGTAGCATCTCCTACCGTTAATGTAACCGTAGTCGGTGCAGCTGAATAATACTCTGAATTAATTTTATAAGGGTCTGCAACAACATAATAATCTAAATTAGCGATATGCGTAATTGATATAATTTCAATCCCTGAAGTTACCATTTCAATAGAATCTACAATATCCTGAGCCGTTCCAGTATAACCGCCCTGCTCGGTATATCCTGTTAATGAAGCGGCTTCGCTTTCAACCCAATCAGTATTTAAAATGCCTGTTTTAAGAGTGTAAGTTTTTTGCTCTGAAATTATAAACACTTGCATTCCTTGCCAACGTCTTAAAGCTGGAATAGCATCCCTATCGATAATGAAATTAACTTGCCTGTTTGTTTCTAACGGTAAAGCAAACGCCCTGTCTAATTGTGATATAATTGTTTCTGCCATAACATTAATTAAATTTAAACCTTACCATTAAATCGGTAAAATCTGCCGTTGGATAATTCATTCTTAAAACTCTATAAAGATAACCATTAAAAGTGACATCAGTCAAGTATTGCCAATCAGAAATAATATTACTTTGTACTGCCGTTGTAACCTCCTCTACAACGCCTAAAGCATCCAAATGTATAAAGTACAAATATAAGCCCCCTACATTGTCAAACTCCACAATTGCCGTATTTGGATAGTCAACCTCATCCCAAATAACTGGATAAGTATTAAAACCTACATAAGTTGAATTAATAACGTCTGCACCCCAATAAAAAGCGTCTGGTTCACCTAATGGGCAAGCCCCTTCTAAGTCAAGTGTGCCAGAAAACCAATCAAACTGCCCATAACTTTCACTATTTTGATTTACATCACTTACTTGATATTCAATCCAACCGTCATTTAAAAACCCTGATTTTCTGCATCTCGTTATTCCTGTTGGTTGCCAATCTGGGTCTGTATTATTTCCGCTTTCTGTTCCACCCGTTGGCAAAGTATCGGTTAATAACTGCATAAAAGTAGCGTTTTCGATATATCCTTTTTTACGATTAAAAGCCCCACGTTGCAAAATAAAGCGCAAATCTGGCAATATATCAAAAGTGAATACGTCACCAAAATTAAAAGAATCCCCTTTTATTTTCCCCTCTAATATCCTAAAAGGTTTAAAATATTGACTCATTATCGTTCTAACGGTCAAAAGTCCTAAACTTGAATTTCCAAACTTATTATCTATAGTGTCCCAAAAGTTTTTCCCACCGCTTACGTTTGTTGGCACTATAATATTAGATATGTGAAACTGGTCTTGTAAGTCTCCATTATAAACCGTTATTGGGTCAGGCACTAACGAATAATTTGTATTAGTGTTTGTATATATAAAATCCTGTAAAGTCGCTAAATCCGATTCATTAGGTATTTTTGCAAGTGATACGCCACCAACTATCAGACGCGGAATATAACCGCCCTGATCTAACCAACCGCCTCTTATAACTTTGCCTTGATCTCTCGATAACACCATTGTATTATTAGCACCCCCCATATAAGTAATCAAAGGCTTATAATGTCCGTTATCCCACGCACCCGTTGAAGCTGTCAACCCTTTAATATGGAATGCTAATTCCGCATTTTCTGGTATCTGTAATTCTATTTTATAGTTTCTCCATTTATATACAAACATTTCATAGGCATCATAGCCTACCATCATTGCCGAGTTGAACGTCCAAAAACATTCCGTTTCACTCCATTGGTAATCCGCTTGCCCGTTTTCTGCTGTAAACTTATTACCTAAATATAATAAAGTACCGTCCGTTTGTTTTAAAATAACTTTATATAAAACAAAGAAATATATTTTATTGTCATCTCGTGCTGGTTTGTGCTTATTCCAAACCTCAAAAAATAATTTGTCCCCTTTATTTACGTTAATGATATTTTGGTGTCTTAGTCCGTTGCCATACGTTGCCATTTGATCGTATGTCGTATCTTCCAATCCTGCTTTTTGTAAACCAAACTCTATACCTTGCGAAAACGGTACTCCCTCTTCATTTACCGTAACACCTCTTAATTTAGCCATTGGATAAGTGCTGAATGGTATTCGTTCCCATCCTAAAGGTGCTGAATATTTTAGAACATTGTCAAATGTTGCAAAATTGCCGTTAGTCAATAATTGTATAGGCGAATCCCCATCCCTTACAAACTGATATTCATAATTCATACGGAATGCCTTGTAAACATCCCCCATATACATCGTATGGTCATTATCAATCATATCGTCACATCCAATGACTTTTAGGCTGTTTATAGTTTCATAACCTAAATAAACCGCTAACGTGTTATATTTGCGCCAATATCTTTGCGTTGCACCACTACCATAATCAACATCTGCATTAATTGATTTTATACGCCAAACGCCCCCTTGTTGGTAAACTTTTGCACCAAATAAATAACAAAGATTAATTAAAACCTCTTCACTATTCCAAACTTTGCTATCATCTCTCCAATATGGTAATTCTTTTCTGTCAGTATCATCAATATACGTTTTTACATTTACATAAGCCGTTGCCAAAGGGTCTGCATTTCGCGTGTCACCTGTTTTTGTCATTGTCTTTTCGTAACTGTCAATGCACGCCCAAACGTTAATTTCTAAATCTAATTTTCGTAATATTTCAGTCAATACCAAAATAAAAGGAAATTCAAAACCGTTGTTATAAGTCAAGTCCTCAGTTCCGTATGGTTTTAATGTGTTTTCATTCCAAAAATTAATGCTTTGTAATGTGCTTAGTCCGTCACTACATTGTATTGAAGCGTAATATTTACCCCCTCTTAATTCATAGCTAAAACCGTTAGGAATAACAAAACCTATCCAATCAATAACACCGCTTATTAAATGTTTAACTTGAAATTGTCGCTCGTCTGCTGTCCAAAACTCTTCAAAATCTACGCCCAAACGCGTATCAAAAACCATTAATACCTCTGCGGAACTTGCCCTTATTGGTGAAAATTTAAAATCTTCGGTACTTTCGTAGTTTATCAATATTGGCACTTCTTGACCGTCTATTTCAGTCGAAGCCCCTACATAATCTTTCTCGAGTATTGATATACGGCAAATAGCCCCATTTGGAGCGCAATAACTATGATAATATTTTTCTAAGTAACCCATTATTTACGTCCGTAAAATCTACTGTTATTTTTCTCAGCCCTTGCATTTGCTAGTAAGATAGTTGACCCTCTTAATTCCCCACTTACTTGCACCATTGCATTTTGTGCTGGCGCGCTTAACCGTCTTAAATTACCGTCCAATATATCAAATAGATTTCCTTGTTGCCGTCCGTTTAATATCATTTCACCACTATTTACATAGGCTGGCACTTTATCACCATTAAATGAACCGCCCGGTACGATACCACCTTGTGCGAAGCCTCCAATACTTGCAAATGTACCCGCAATTAATGCCAATCCTGCAGCTATTAATCCGGGTATCACAAAGGCTGCTGCTGGACCAGCAGCAACCCCTGTTTCGGTCGCTGCGGTTACTACGTTCGCACTTGCAACGGCTTCTTTTATAGCCATATTTGCAATTGCATTTGTTATTAACATTGTCAATAATTGACCCATTGAGTTAATTATAGACCCCACAAAAGCATTCACAATATCGCTATCAGTTTTTAATGAATTTGATAAAGATGAAGTTAAAGCACCTATTGAAGACCCAACTGAATCAGAAAATATCTGAGCGCCTGTTAATGCTTTTTGTAAACTTGTGTCGAATTTCTTTAACTCAACTTCGGTCATATCATTTAAAAATGCAAAAAAGTCTTTAGGAACGGTTAAATTTCCCCAAATATCTTTAGGTATGCTTTTTTTAATATCATTAATAAAAGATTGTGTTTTTGCTATTGAAGTTGCATATCCTTGCCCTTCAATTGTTTTTTTCCATTGCTCAAATGATAATATTTGGTCTTTTTTTAAATCAATATATTTATCATATAAAGCAATTTCATTCGTATTTCCTTGCGCTTCTAATCTTAAACGTTCAGTTTGTTTTTGAAACGTAACATTCATTAATTCGTCCGCACTATCAATTTCGGCTTTTTCTTTTTCTGATAAAAAATCATTTAAAACTTCTTGTCTTTTATCATATCCTTTTCTGTCGGCTTCCTGTAATTTATTATATAAATTAGCGTCAAATTCCCCTATTCCTTTTCTTTGCTCTAATTTTGAATTTTCCTTATTGGCTTTCTCTTTTACTCTTATTTGCTCGGTTAAATCATCTAAATATAATTGCGCCTTTGCGTCGTTTAATTCCTTTTGTATTTCTAACTGCCCTTTTCTTGACTCATCTACAAGTTCCGTAATTTCATCCTCACCCCTACTTTTAAGGTTCATATTTTTATTATGAAACGCTCGATATCTTTTTGTAGCTTCTTTATATTCAGATTCTAAAATGGCAATATTAGCCTCTGAAAATTTCTTTTTTACATCGTATTGTTGTTGTTCGTTTTTGCCTGCCAATTTAGCCTCTGCAACCGCTATTCTTGTAGCGACATCAATTTCATCTTTTAACAGTTTTCTTAATCCTAATTGTTCCCTTAAAGCATCGTTTAATCGGTCATTCGCTACTTTTGCATCCTCAGTACCGCTAATAGATTTTAATAAAGCATCCCCATACTGCACCAATAAAGAAGTTACCAACGATACTGCAAGTAATATACCAGCTGGTCCCATTAGTGAACTTGCCATTGCTTTAAAAGCGTTGCTTGCGCCCCCTGATGCTTTGCTTAAATATCCAAAGTTACCTACTAATTGCTGTATGTTATTTGCAACCCCTCTTATTCCATACGGTGCATCCTGCACAACTCTGGAAAACTCCATCATTGTATTGGTAGCGTTTGAACTTGTTTTAGATAGCCCCTTTGTTGCGCCTGTTAATGCAGGCGTTATTTTTGTTAATCCTGCCTGCTCCCTATTAAGGTTTATTAATTCTAATCGTAGTCGTGCCGTTTCTATAGTAGTTTCCTTTTCGTCACGTTTTAAAGCATTCAACCCCTCTTTAAATTGTGATTGTGAAATAGCACCGCTTTTAAATGATTTTTTAAGCTCGTTTATAGCTTGGTCATAACCTCTAGAAATTGCCGTATTTTCAGCGATTGCCGTTTTTAATTCACGCGATTTTGAAGCGAACGCGCTTAATTCTTTTTCGGCTTCTCCTACTGCTTTTTTTAGCCCTGCAATATCCCCCGTTATCGATACTTTAAAATCTTCGGTCATCTTATTTATTTTTTAACGCTTCAAATATTGCTTCCATTTTACTTTCATCAAATGTTTTAGATACCTTATCATCCGTTGGTAGTGGCATCCACTTTTTCATTGAAGGTAAACGTTTTTTAGTGTTTTTGGTTGAAGCCATTGTATAAGATAATAACCTCGTGTGTTCCCATCCTAACCAATAACGCTTATTGTACCCTTTAACCATTAAATAAAACTCCTTCCAACTCATCTTATAAAATTCGTCTGGAAGGAGTCCTAATTCTCCAAAAGCTAACGCTAACACATCATTGTACGCTATTTCTTTTTTTTTTCACTCTTAACGGTTTCCGTTACCTCAGCATTTAATTCATACCCCAACTCAACCGATAAAGTTTTAAAAACTTCCTCCAATTGTTGCGCATTGCAACCTAATATCAATTCAGCAACCTCTTCTTGTGTCATTGAAGCATCCAACCCTTTGATATAATCATTGCCTAAAATTCCGCAATAGATTATCACTTTATACATTAAAAAACTGCTTTTTTCGTTTAAGTCCAAAATAGCCTTTAATATAAATTCAGGTTGTGGGTCTGTTATCTTTAATAGTTTGGCGATTTGTTCACCAAAAATCATATTAAAATTTAACGTTACCGTACGCTCACCAATAACCAATTTAACGATTTTACCCATTAAGTTGTTGCTACGTTAGTGACTGCACCGTTGCCAGTAACTGTAATATCAAATGTCAAGTAGTCGCCACTTTCGGCACTTTCACCTAAATCCGATACCCATCCCTCACCTATGCGTAAATATTCGCCTGGTGTAATGCTTTCTAATTTCCATTGTCCTACGGTATCATTCGTCCAAAGGTCGAAAATGTCATCGTATGAAAATTGATTAACTCCCGGTACTTTTTGTGCATAACTGGAATTTGAAAAACTCCACGATTTGTCACCCGGTAAGTTTTTAACCCATCCCGCTTCGCATTTGTTAGATACGGTAACCGCATCAGTCGAACCGCTGAAACCGTCCGAAGTTGAACAAGCTACCAATTTCCAAACTGGTACTGCTAATGTTCCTGCATTGTAATAAAGACCGATGTCTTTTGCGCTAATTTCTGCCATTTTATTTAATTTTTAGAGATTATGTGATTGTAACGT